TGTGTGCCTTGTCCACGTCACCGGGGTACTGGAAGCACGCTCCCATGTCGCTTCGGTGACACACACCCATCGGGGCAGCGATGCCATACACCCGGCGAAGACCGTTCTCGTCTTCCTCGGAGACCGTCAGTGGGACGGGCTTGGTCGGCTTGAAGTCCGCAAAGTACTCCGCCGGCAGAGTACTCGACCCCGCAGCTGCGACGACCGCGTCGACGTCCTCCTCGCTGACCGACTCGGGACGAACCGAGGTGGTCATCCCGTCAACTCGCTCCAGCTCACTGATGTACCCGACGACGACGCCGTCGTGGTCGTTGTCGTTCGGATCCCAGATGATCGGGATCGGTAGGAGCTCGTCGTCCCACACCAACTTCCCGTACTTCAGGGTCCGGACATCACCGGTCCAGATACCCTCGTAGGTCACGGGGCCGGACACCGAGTACCCGTCCTCACCGAGGGTGAGTCGGGCGTTGCTGAAGGCAGCCGTGTCCACGATTGCCACGTGGCGCGGACGGATCTCCGCGTCCTCGTAGATCTTGTTCGCCTCCTCCGCCGCAGCGATGGCCTCGTCCTCAGACCCGAACGGACCCTCAAACGCGGACAGCTTCGCGGATGCGTCCGGGTGCAGGTCGTGCTTGATGGAGACGGCCACAGCGCCCTCTCGCAGCAGTTCCTGAACGCGGGCCACCAGTGCCTGAGTGCGAGGGTCGTCGGACTTGGAGAGGGACCCCTTACCCACAATCCCAGCGGTCTTCTGTTCGTCAGTCACGGGAGTGTCCTTCTCTTCGTCGGTCTCGAGGGTGTCTCCCTCGACGTCTGAGTCGTTGCGTCGTTCTCGTCGCTCGGGTCGAGTGCCGTCCGCGTCGAACGGGCAGTCGGGCCAGTCGTCATACTTGTCCACGATGCGCTCGTAGATCGTGCAGATCTTCTTCTTGATCGAGAGCTTCTCGGCGGGGGTAGCACCGATCACACTGTCCACTCCGTGCCCTCCAGACACGGCCGACATACCTCGGGGGACGATGTACAGGCTGTCGTTCTTCACGTCGCAGAACGGGAGCTTGTATGCCTGCCGTGTCTGGAGGTCTTGACTGGTGTCGATGAAGAAGAACGCCTGCCGCAGCTTGCGGGGGTCCAGTTCTCCACCCTCGGACGTGGCCCACTCGAACACTCGGTTCGTCGCGTTCTCCCCGTCCCACTCTTCGTCACGCCCGCCGATGGGTAGCGACACCTCGCCAGCCACCTTGAACTCGGAACCGTCCATCTCCAGCCACGTCATGATGGACAAGAGAGAGCGAGGGCCGGGAAGCCGTCCCTGCTTCATGCGGGAGAACGCCGACTGGTGAACACCAATCTCCTCGGCGATCTCAGACCACGACAGGGCCAGCCCCGACCCTCGCTCAACACGAGCGTTCTCCAGAGCGGCGAGCAGTGCGAAAACGTCCATGTGACGAAGGGTAGGCTCTACTCCTCAGGATTTGCAAGGGTTTGCAGTAGAGGCTCCAGTTCTCGATCGGTCAGAGACGCGGGATGGGCTTCGTGCAGGTTGTCCAGCATCAGCTCGGTCAACGCATCCACGAAATTGTCCCCGGCCACCGACCTCGGACCGAGGAATGCGAGTGATTCACTGACCACTCCCGCCACGTCGATCCCAGCACTCTCCATGACCTCGCGCCCTAGGTGATTCGGGACGTCCGCATTGTCGAGGGACGACGGGACAGAGTCTCGAAGAGCCTTGTGGGTGCGTGCCTTCGCGCCCAGACGATCCCTCGCTCGGAACAGGGCGGTGTCCACCCGACCGCGCCACTCAGCCAGCACCACCGGGTCCAGGCCCTTCTGGTCAGCCGGTGCCCCAGACGGATCCTCCCGGTCAGCACGAGCGGCCCTCTGCCGAGGGGTCTCTGTCGTCGGGCTGTGACCTCCCGCATCCTGATCCAGACCGATGACCTCTCCTTGACGGCGCTCTCGCTCCTCGTCAGTCGGGGCCTCGTTCTGCGGGATCGCCAGTACCTCGCGGAGGTAGTTACCACTGACTTCCCCTCGATCGTAGGCGTCCTTGACGTCCTGAACCGTGGACCTCTTGGCCAGCAGCAGGGTCGCGTCCGGTCGCACCTCAATGTCGTTGTCCGGGAACATCTGACCGAGCACGTCGGTGGCGACCTGAGCGACGATGTTGGCCGGAGGCTCGATGTGCGCCCGGTACGAGTTCTCCTCGATCTGGAACGCGGTGGCCCGGGACTGAGCCGACAGACCCAGCAGGATCTCAGGCGGGATCGGCAGACCGTAGGACAGTCGGTGGATCATGGACTCCATGCGACCCTCGATACGAGCGTCGTACGGGAAGTCCGGGACAATCCATGAGAGACCGGCCATACCTCGGCCAGACGCCTCAGGCTTGACCAACTCCCGCGCTCCCCGGAGGTGTACCGGCCCGACGTCCATCGGGTCCTTCATCTTGGTCCGGAGACTTTTGTCCCACTCGTCCCAGAAGTCCCCACCCCCAGCGAAGTTCAGACCGTCAGCCGAACCGAGGATGCCGCGCATACCGACTCGGTTGGCCGACTGTGACCGACTCAACCTGGACAGCCAGTCCATGTCCTCCAGGATCGGCAGGACACCGAACAGCGGTGCGTCCGGCTCCTCATCGTCCACCGGGGACGGCCACAGACCCCTGACGATGTAGTCCGCGGCCGCGAAGATCTCACTCTGTCGGGGGTGGATGACGGCGATGGTCTTCCACTTACCGTCCACGTGAACATAGAACAGCTCTCCGGCGACGTACAGGTTCGTCGTCACCAGCCGGACCATTCCACTCGTCCACCCAATGTTCCGGAGAACCTTCTGCGACGCGAGAGTGTGGGACAACCCACCGTTCTCACCGCTCTCACCGGGGGTCGACCTGACGAACGTCCCGTCCGAGAGCTCCAGCTCCCAGTCCGCCGACCCGTCCACCAGGACATCCCACTGCATTCGTGACATCTGGTCGGCGGCCCATCCTACGATGTACCGAACCTCACCCACGGTCTCTCGCCGCTGGTCTCGCTCCCCGTAGGGCTGAGGCCCCACCGTAGCGGCCCCGACCCCCGAGGCCCCGTAGTACGACCACGCCTGAATCTGTTGGTCCCGAACCAGTGTCGGGGGTGCCTTGTAATCCATCTCATCCCTCCAGGTACGAGCCGAGCAGCCCGCAGATCGCCGCCGCCGCCAGCGCCACGATCAACGCAGCCACCACCGACGGATGAAACAGGATCACCGCAGCGATCCCACTGAACCACGCGCCCGAACACCACGGGCACCGGAGCCACTTGTTCGTGATCTGTCGCCTCGCCAAGAGTCGAGGTACGAACCCGAACAGTCCGTCATCGTCGTTCAGGACAACCCAGAGCCACAGCCCCGCCAGTCCCGCCACGACCGCTGACGCAATCACAGGAGGTCCTCCAGGGTCTCCTGAGCGCCCTCTGGAGCCTTCACCTCAGCCTTGGTGGCCCGCTTCTTCCTGGGGGCCGCAGCGGGCTTCTCGGCGGGCTTCTCGGCGGGCTTCTCAGCGGGCTTCTCAGCGGGCTTCTCAGCGGGCTTCTCGGCGGGGGTCTCCACCAGCTCCGGCTCAGCCGTAGCCATCCACCGCTGACGCATCACCTCGGTGGAGACCTTGCACTTCGCGAGCTTGTACTGACAGGAAGAACCCCGTCGTCGCCACGCGATGTCCCCGTCCGGAGTCGTACCGGTGCCCTTCGACGTGCTCTGCATGGTGACGGTGAACTCGGTGACCGGGGTGTCTTGACCGGCCACGAAGACCGCCCCGACGCCAGTGTCGTTGATCAGAATCCGGCTCAGTCCGTACTTCCACCCGGGTCCGTTCACCGCAGCGATGATGTCGTGTGTGATGTTCATGAGATCTCCTCGTACTCTCAGTACCGACCCATCCGCACACTGCTCAGGGCCGAGGGCAGACTCACGGGTCCACCCATGGTCAAACTACCACTCGACCTGACGACCGCCGTGTGTCTCGACCGAAGCCACCAGCACGCCCACACCAGAGCATCCACCCGGTCCGGAGAGTCACCCTGCCCCGGAACCCACTCACACATCTGGTCAATCAGTTTGTTCGACCGACTCACCATGTGAACGACCTGTTCCTCAACCTCCCACAGCAGCGCAATCGGCTCAGCTCGTGTCTTCTTCGACTTCGTGGCGTTCACGGTCTGAATCGGCAGGTCATGCCCCGCTGAGTTCAAGACCTCCTTCACCATCTGTCCACCTTGGTTGATCTCCGCCACCACGACGGCGTCATACGTGTCCGCCGCCGACTTCACCCGTGCCGCCCACACGTGGGGAGATGCCTCCTCCACGGAGCGGTCGTCCAGAACATATAGATGACCCCGGTCGTCCTGACCGACCACGACGATCCCACACGTCCCCTGACCCGTCGGCGGGTCCACCCCGACCACGACCCGGTCACAGATGGTGAACACGTCGCTCGCAGCCCCCTCGACCCGAGACCTCTCGATGTCCGTCGCCTTCCACAGCGCGCCCTCGACGTCATCCACGACCTCGCCGAGAACCTCCTGCCGGTACAGTCGGGTTCCCTTGTACTTCGTCTCCAGTGTGTGCAGCCAGTCTAGGGGGATGAACTTGTTGTCCATTGACGTTCCCCGCCGGATCACCACGCGGGGATCCTTCTCCCACTTCTTCAGGATCGGGTGCGACCGAGGCGTCGATGAGATCAACCACCGACGACTCCCTCTCCGTCGAGACAGCTCGGCCTGATCAAACGCCGACTGAGCACATGGGTTCGCGAAGAACTCCTCGAACACGTCGAAGTCAATGTTCGTCAGCGCTCGGAGTCGGTCCACGTTCACCTCGGTCGGCGTACCCACGATCCACACCCGGGATCCGTTCGGGTATCGCACGCAGGCTCCACCCGGCGCGGACGGCATCCATCTCGCCTTCCCACCGGACAGCTTCAGGAGACCGTTGGGTCCGTCAACGGCAGCTGCGATTCCATCTCCCAGGGTAGGAGCAATGACACGTGCGCGGAGATTCGGTGTCTCGGAGAGCTGTGTGTGGAGTTCCCACATTGCCGCGAACGACTTCCCGCCACCACGTCCGGCCATCATCACGAACCCGAGGGCGTCTGACTGGACAGGGGAAGATGTTCGGGTTCGCCACGGAGGGATCTGGTGGGGTTGCAGGGTCACCCGGTTCGACAGGCGCTCACGCAGACCGTCAGCCAGAGCTGTGGGACTGAGAGTTGTTGAAGCCATGCGTTGAAGGATATGTCATGTGGGATCCGTGCGCGTGTCAGATTTGAATCGGTGCCTGTTTTTGCGGATCCATGCGTGTCTCGATCTCGCGTTGGTTTTGCGGATCCATGCGCGAACAGATCTCGTGTTGGTTTTGCGTTGGTTTTTGCGGATCCATGCGCGAACCGA